TTAGGCTTCCTGCTTGGCGATCTTGCCGGAGACGGCGGCGCCGGACTCATGTCGGGGGCGGGGCTGGCCGATGCTGCGCAGCCAGCGCGAGGCTTCCTTCGGATCGCGCTCGACGCCAAGGCCTCTCTGATAGATGGTCACGAGGCGGGCCTGGGCAGCCGGATGACCCTGGCGGGCGGCCTGGCGGTTCCAATGAAGCGAAGCGGCATAGTGTTCCGCGCCGCCATCATTGAAATAGATTTCGGCGAGTTTCGCCTGGGCGTCGACATTTCCTGACGTCGCCAGTTCAAGCAACCTGGGCGAGATATTCGTTGCGGACGGCCGCGGGGTGAAAATGGTCTTCAACTTGCTGAACGTGTTGCGGATCATCTGGCACCTGTTGCATTCATTGCATGGTTCCCGCGGCTGGACTGCTAGGCCGAACAATTACTCAAAATCTTGAACTAATTTGGCTTTTCCCTGGCCACTGCCGGTGAGGCAGGGGCGCTTGCGATGCATTGCGCCAGAAGCACCCGATGTGGAGCAACCCGGTGAGCGGTATTGATGACCGAATGCAACCTGAAGTCAAGGTTGCAAGCGTGACATCCGGCGTGACACACGCATTTTCCTGTGATCGGCTGTCACGCCTGCCGCGCGCGAGGCGGGGGCGCTGCGATCGAAGTGCCGCCCGTCAATCCCGCTTCATCTGACGCTCGAGCCGCTCTATGAGCGCCAGTTTTTGTTCGTCGGTCAACTTGTTCAGGACCGACCGGTAATAGGGATCGACGAGTTCCAATTGTTGCGGATCGCCTCGGGCATTGAGATGGGAGAGCGACGCCCAATAGGCCGCTTCCGACAGATCAGCCTTCACGACGGTACCTCCTACATAGGCTGCGGCGACCATCAATTGTGCGCCGCGGTGATTTTGACGGGCAGCACTATACCACCAGCGAAACGCTTTCTCGGGGTCGCGCTCCACGCCGAGCCCCTCGTGATAGATCGTTGCCAGCCGGCCCTGAGCGCCGATGTGTCCCGCCTGGGCCGCGAGCCCGTTCCATTGGAAACTGGCGGCATAATGTTCCTCGTGGTCGTCAAACTAATGTTCGCCGAGCGCCGCCTGGGCATCGACATCACCCGCTTGGGCAAGCTCGAACAGCCGCGGCGACACGATGGTGTTACCCGCAGACATCGGCGTTCCCGACTTGGCCGCCAAGACCTTCGCAGATGTCGGCTCGCCGACTTCGGCCAGGGGCGGAGCCGACCTTTCGAACATGCCATGCAGTTTCGTCCACAAACGCCGGATCACCTGTGATTGTCTCCCAATACCGCTACCGGAACGGTGGTCGGTATTGATGGCAAAATGCAACTTTTGGTCAAGTGGCGGCCGATCCAACATGCGCAGGAGGAGCAATCGCCTCGTGCCCTGGAGCAAATCCCATGACAGAGAAACCCGCCAAGGACCCGAAGACGGGGCGCTTTCTGCCGCGCTCCGGAGGCGGTGGGGCAGTTCCCCGGGCGCGCACGCGCAAGGCGGTGCGCACCAAGCTCGGCGAACTCTTTCTCGAGGACATGCTTTCGGCCTGGGAAGCCAGAGGTGCGGCTGCGATCCACGCGCTGATCGAGAAGAACCCGAATGATTTCCTGAAGACGATCGCGGCGTTGATGCCGAAAGACGTGACCATCAATGCCAACCAGATCGGCGAGATGACGGATGAGCAACTTCTCGAGCGGATCCGCAAGCTCGACCAGACCATCAAGCCTTTCCTCGCTTCTCAGGGAGCGGATGGAACTGGCGATGGAGATCGGGCGGCGGCAGAACACGAATAGGCTCTCCTACTATCAGCCTTATGCGAAGCAGACGGAATTTCACGCGGCGGGTGCAACCTTTCGCGAGCGGCTGTTCATGGCCGGAAACCAGCTCGGCAAGACGCTGGCGGGCGCTGCCGAGGCAGCGATGCACCTGACCGGAGACTATCCTCATTGGTGGGCGGGCCGACGGTTCGACCGGCCGATCACGATGATCGGCGGCTCGGAATCGCACGAGTTGACGCGCGATGGCGTGCAGCGGCTGCTCGTCGGCCCGCCAATGAGCGAGGAGGACTGGGGCACCGGCTATCTGCCGAAAGCGGCTCTTGCCGGCTGGACCCGACGCTCCAGCGCTTCCGGCGCGCTCGACAGCGTGACGGTGCGGCATGCGAGCGGCGGTACTTCGACACTGCTTCTGAAAGCCTACGAGCAGGGGCGGGCGAAGTGGCAGGCCAACACGGTGGATTATGTCTGGTTCGACGAGGAGCCGCCGGAAGACGTCTATTTCGAGGGCATCACCCGCACCAATGCGACCGGCGGATCGGTCGCCGTGACCTTCACGCCGCTGAAAGGCATGAGCTCGGTCGTCAGCCGCTATCTGCTGGAACCTTCAGACGACCGGACGGTGGTGTCGATGACGATCGACGATGCCGAGCACTATACGACCGAGGAGCGCGCGAAAATCGTCGCGAGCTATCCGGCGCATGAGAAGGAAGCGCGTACCAAGGGTGTGCCGACGCTCGGTTCGGGCCGGATTTTTCCGGTGACGGAGGAGCAGATCCGGGTCGAGCCCTTCGAGATCCCGCGACACTGGGTGCAGATCGGCGGGCTCGATTTCGGCTGGGACCACCCGTTTGCGGCCGCGCTCTGCGCCTGGGACCGGGATGCCGATGTCTTTTATGTGACCCGCTGCTACCGCGAGCGCGAGGCGACGCCGATCATCCATGCGGCGAGCCTCAAGCCTTGGGGGCCCTGGCTGCCCTGGGCCTGGCCGCATGACGGCCTGCAGCACGACAAGGGCTCGGGCGAGCAGCTTGCCGCGCAATATCGCGGGCAGGGGCTCGTGATGCTTCCCGAGCGCGCAACCTTCGACGACGGCACCAACGGTGTCGAGGCGGGGGTGCTGGACATGCTGCAGCGCATGCAGACCGGGCGCTTCAAGGTGTTTTCCACCTGCGGCGACTGGTTCGAGGAATTCAGGCTCTACCACCGCAAGGACGGCCGGATCGTCAAGGAACGCGACGACGTGATTTCGGCCAGCCGCTACGCGCTGATGATGAAACGCCATGCCCGGGTGAAGGCGGATAGCACCGCCTGGGCTTTTATCGATCGGAAGGTTCTCTAGCGGCGGCGGTGGACCCGCGCGCCGGCGAAGCGGTCACGCCCTTCCACGCTACCCTTTAAGGCTGGGCCGCCAGCCTGCCAGTCAACGAAATCCATCAGCCCTTCAGGAGCCTGCTGCTTCCACGACTGCGGACCGGGCCCGATGCTTCAATTTCAACGGTAGGAGAAATCAATGGTTACCAGCGTTGTTACCACGTCGGGAAACACGACATGCATGGATTTCAGCACGAACCAATGGCACGGCTATGTCGGCGGTAACACGCCCTATGGCCTGTGGGTGGACGGCCCCTTGCATCCGTGGCGAGACGCCAACGGAACGGCGACGTTCATTACCGGCCATTCCGAAGGCTACCGCTACAATGTCGTCAGTGACTGGCATAACGGCCACACCTGGACCAACTGGAATGCGGGCCGGCACTGGAACTCGCCACGCGACACCGTTGAAGGACACTATGCCAACCGTCACTGGATTGTGTCGCCCTTTGCGCGTGGCTCGCTGGTGGTTGGCCTGACGCATCACGAGTTCTACCAGTCGTCGACGACGATTGGCGGGGTGAAGGGCTTCAACTCCCACGCTCATGGGTTCAATACACGCTGGGTCAACGGCATCGGCTATGTGCGCTCGACCAATGACGGTCAGGCCTGGACAGTCCCGAACCCCGGCGACTACGGCCAGAACCATCACAATGTACGCTGCGTGCTGATCCCGGAACCGTGGTCCTATCAGTCCATCGACACGGCCTATGGCTTCCTGCATCCGTCGAACATCGTGCAGGAGGGCAATTACTATTATGCCTTCATCGAGGTTCGCAATCTGCCGGGCAACACGACGCTGCTCGACAACGGCTTCACCATTATCCGCACGTCGAACCTCGACGCTTCGGTCGGCTGGCAGTTCTATAACAATGCCAACCAGTGGGAGACGGTGAACCACCTATACTATCAGGGCAACATCGCACCGCAGCAGCCGAAGATCTTCTTCAAGGTGCCGGGCTACAACCCCTATGTCATGCATGACCAGAACGGGCGTATGGCGCAGAGCGTCCGCTATCACGTTCCCACGCAGAAATGGGTTCTGTTCGGCTACACCGGCCTGCAGGCGCCCGGCTTCTGCTACTGCGTGTCGGACACGCTGGCCAATCCGCAGTTCGAGGCGAACGGGCGCCGAATGGTGAGCCTTGCCGGCGGCGGCGCCATGAACGAGTACCACAGCAATCATTACATCAGCGTGTTCGATCCGAACTCCCCGGACCAGAACTACAAGACGATCCTCGGCAACAGTGCGGTGGTCATCACTGCCGATGAGGGCGTGCGGTACAAGATCGGCACGATCCAGATCAGCTGATTTCACAAGCAAAACAACGCGATGACGCTCTTTCTGTCAGCGGCTACGCGCTGACAATGAAACGCTCTGCCCGGGTGACGGCTGACGAAGCCGCCCGGGCCTTTACCGATCGGAAGGTTCTCTAGATGGCTGCGATGACGAAAACGGAACTGACTGAGGTGGTGAGCCAGCTCGTCAGGGATTGCGAGGACTATCGCGACCAGCTTTCGGCGGTGCGGGTCCGGGCGATGGAATATTATGACGGGGTGATGTCCGACGTGCCGGCGGAGGCGAACCGCTCCAAGGTGGTTTCGCGCGATGTGCGCGCGGCGGTGAAGAAGGTGCTGCCTTCGCTGATCCGCACCGTGCTCGGCAATGACAAGGTGGTGGAATACCAGCCGGTCAACCAGGGCGACGAGGCGGGGGCCGAGCAGGCGACCGACTACATCAACTACATCGTCTTTCCCGAAAGCGACGGTTATGACGCGGTGCAGGATGCAGCGCACGACGCGCTGAAGCTCGGCAACGGCGTGATCCGCTGGTGGTACGAGAAGAGAAAGAGCGTCGACGTCTCGACCCATAGCGGGCTCGACGAACAGGCGCTGGTGCAGCTCATTGCCGACGACACGGTGGAGGTGCTGGAGCAGGCGCAATCGGTCGAACGGATCGAGCTGCCGACGGGGCCGGTGGAGCAGCCGGTGTTCACCGTCAAGATCCGCCGCACGGCCGAGCGCGGGGCGACAAGGCTTGCCGCGGTGCCGCTCGAAGAGTTTCTCGTGCATCCGGATGCGATCTCGATCGACGACAGCCCGATTGCCGGGATCAAGCGGCGGATGCGCCGCTCCGATCTCATTGCCATGGGCTACGACCGCGACTTGGTCGAAGGCTTTGCCATTGCCGGCGATACCGATGGCGAGGACGAGGAATTTGCCCGCAGGCGCGGCGTCTTCGGCGACGGCGAGGAGACGGCGACGGCGCTGCAGGAGGTCGACTACTACGAGCTCTATGTGAAGGTGGATGCCGACGACGACGGCATTGCCGAGCTGCGCCGCCTGGTCTTTGCCGGCGGCACGGGGGCCGACAATCTGCTTGAAGATGCGGAATGGGACGAGGTGCCCTTTGCCGATCTCATCACCGAGCGGCGGCCGCACCAGCGCGAGGGCAACGCGATCACCGACGACATGGCGGAGATCCAGCGCGTGAAGACCGTGCTTCTGCGCCAGACGCTCGACAATCTCTACTGGCAGAACAACCAGCAGCCGATCGTGCAGGAAGGGGTGATCCAGAACCCGGAATCGGTGCTGAACCCGAAGTTCGGCCAGCCGATCCGCGTCGGCCAGGGCGTCGATGTGCGCGGCGCCGTCGGCTATACCGCGGTGCCGTTCGTGGCGCGCGAGTCCTTCTCCATGCTCGGCTATCTCGACCAGGAGGCGACCGACCGCACCGGTATTTCCGACGCTTCGAGCGGCATGGCGCCGGATGCGCTGCAGAACATGACGGCCAAGGCGACGGCGCTCGTCGAACAGGCAGGCATCGGCCAGACGGAGCTGATGGTGCGCACCTTTGCGCAAGGGCTGAGACGCGTGTTCAAGGGGCTGCTTGGCCTCACCATCAAGCACCAGGACCGGCCGCGGGCAGTGCGCCTGCGCGGCAAATGGGTGACCTTCGACCCGCGCCACTGGAACGCCGGCATGGATGCGACCGTCAACACCGGGCTCGGTGCGGGTACGCGCGAGCGCGACATGCTGATGATCCAGATGATCCAGCAATTGCAGGAGAAGCTGCTGACGACGCTTGGGCCGGACAATCCTTATGTCTCGCCCGACAACCTCTACAACGGCATTGCCAAGACGGTGGAGGCGGCGGGGCTGAAATCGCCCGACCTCTACTTCACCAAGCCGACGCCCGAGGACATCCAGAAGCGGATGCAGGCGGCGCAGCCGCAGCAACAGCCTGACGTGGGCATGCAGCAGCTGCAGATGCAGATGCAACTGGCAAACGAGAAGGCGCGCATGGACGGCGAAAACGCCAGGCGCAAGCTCGAGATGGAGCGCGAGCTGAAGTTTGCGGAAATCCAGCAGAACGGCGCGCTCAAACGCTACCAGATCGACGCCGAGCTCAACCTGAAACGCGAACAGAACCTGGCCGAAATGGCCGGCGGCACGGCGCTGACGACAGCGCATATTGGAGGGATGCCGGGATGATCAGAATGAACAAGCGGGCCACGCCGCTATCTAGGGGTGAGCCAGACGACGACCTGTACGATACCGGCGCGCGGTCGACGACGGCGCTCGAACTGCGCGATTTCGGCGAGGGGGCCAACAGTCGGTTGCCGAACCGGGGCAAGGAACATGGGCGCGACAAGGGTGTGGAGGTGGCTGCGACCTACGTCATGTCCAACACTAATCCAAGCGCCCTCGGCAACAATATGCACACTGGCGTTTTCATCGATGGCGACGACCCCGTTCTCTGGGATCCTGCCGGCGATTACACCAACAGAGAGATGGGCAGCGGGCGTGCTCTCTATGGACCTGAATTCTCGCCCGAAGATTACCTGCGGTATCAGTTGACCGACGGACCGGATGTGACAGTTCGCAAATTCAACACGACGCCCGAGCAGGAAGCGGAGATCAGGAAGAGGATCGACGATATTGGTGGAGGGGGATTTCTCACGTGTACGAAAAATGTGACCGAGGCGATAAGTGGTATCGGACCATTCGTTGAGGTCGACGAGACTTGGTGGCCAGCCAAGCTCGACAGTCAGTTGCGCAGTTTGAACAAGCACGTAGGCGAAGCTAAGGATGTTCAGAGCCTTCGGCATTTGCTGTCCAAGAGAAACCGCCTGGGCGCCAACAAGTAAAATGGCGATACAGCATTGCGCAATAAGGCGATGCCACCTCGCGTAGTGGACGTAGATGTGCCACAATCTGCTTCAAGACAAAGGCGATAAGCCCGCTAGAGTTTACGCCGACAAGATCGACACGTCACACTTCAGGTTTGCCATGCGCTACACGGCTGCAAATGCGACACGCGTTTTGTTGAACTATGGGGCCATGCTGACAACTGTTGCCTGGTTCTTCGGTCGCCATTTGGACTTGATCACAGCCATGCTGTTTTCGTCGCTGTACCTATTCGCCTTCGTACCGCTTCCGGCCCTGCATTTGTGGCAACGGCTTCTGTATATCGTCTTGGCAGCCGTCGTTTTGATGATCGTGCCGCTTGGATATTTCGTCGTTGTCGACGGCATGCACAGTGCCAATCTTCTTCGTGAAACAATTGAAATTGTCGTTATCTTTGGTCTTCTTGGACCCCAAACCTTCGTGTTTCTGCTGACCTACATCGTGCTCGATCTTCCCGTCAGAAAATTTTCCAAGGCACAGACAGTGGTGCCTGTGCGCGAGAGCACGATCTAGCAGTCGCCAACGCCGTAGCGCGCTCACCTGCATTGCCAAGACCGTGGAGGCGGCGGGGCTGACATCGCCCGACCTCTATTTCACCGAGCCGACGCGCGAGGACATCCAGCGGCGAATGCAGGCGGCCCGACCGCAGCAACAGCCTGACGTGGGCATGCAGCAACTGCAGATGCAGCTGGCGAACGAGAAAGCGAGCGCTGCAAGGTCTGCAGCGTCGACTGGAAGAGCTTCAAAGAGCTTCCGTTTATGACCGCATTATTTGTCCGGGCTGGCCGATTAATCCAGAACGCGTGATGGCGCGATTGGCGACACCCTTCGAGACCTGCTAAGAGCAGGGAAACTGGAATGCGGAGGGGCATGAATGTTTCTGATCGACCGTGAACTCGAGATACTGACAGCATTTCGGCGCGACCTGCATCGGCGACCGGAGGTTTCGGGCGAGGAGCGGGAGACGGCGGAAACGATCGTTGCCGCACTTGCCGAGACGAAGCCGGATGCGGTGATCACCGGCCTTGGCGGGCATGGGGTGGCGGCGGTCTACGAGGGACGCGAGCCGGGCCCGACGGTGATGGTGCGGGCCGAGCTCGACGGGTTGCCGATCGAGGAGATTTCCGAGATTGCGCACCGCTCTGAGATTGGGGGCAAAGGGCATCTCTGCGGCCATGACGGGCACATGACGATCCTGATGGCGCTTGCCAAGGGGTTGGAACAAAAGCGGCCGGCCAAGGGCCGGGCGATCCTGATGTTCCAGCCGGCAGAGGAAAACGGCGCCGGGGCGGCCGCCGTGCTTGCCGACCCGAAATTTGCTGACATCAAGCCGGACCTGGTCCTGTCGCTGCATAATTTTCCGGGCATCGGCCTCGGCCATGCCGCACTTCGCACCGGCCCGGTCAATTGCGCCTCGCGCGGCATGCGGATTTCGCGTTCGGGCAAGACTGCGCATGCCTCGACGCCGGAGGACGGCATCGCGCCGACCTTTGCCGTCGCGTCGCTGCTTTCCGGTCTGACGGCGCTCGGCAACAACGGGCCGCTTGATGAGACCTACACTCTGGTGACCGTGACGCATGCGCGGCTTGGTGAGGCGGCCTTCGGAATCAGCCCTGGCCATGCCGAGATCTGGGCGACGCTCAGGACGCTGACTGACGCGCGCATGACCGATCTCGTGGCCCGCGCCGAAGCGCTGGTTGCGAGCGAGGCGGAGTCGGCAGGGCTGAAGGTCACGATCGGCTACGAGGATGTGTTCCACCAGTGCAGCAATGCGGAAACCGCCGTCGCCGCGCTCGCGCGCGCCATGGACGAGGAGGGCGTCAGCCATGACCGCGGCGAGGGCGTGCTGCCGATGAAGGGGTCGGAGGATTTCGGGCTCTTCGGCCGGGTGGCGCCATCGGCAATGTTCTTCCTCGGCGCCGGCGAAAACCACGCGCGGCTGCACAATCCGGACTATGATTTTCCCGATGGCCTGATCGGCATCGGCGCCAAGGTTTTCATGCGGGCGATCCGCAACGAACTGGGGTGAGGGGCGGGCGGCCGAAGGTCGCTTGCGCGCCGCGGTCGTCATCCCGCCCGCCGGAACTGCTCTCGCTTGGGAGCCGCAGGCGGGTATGCCCCCTGCAAACGCCCGATTTCTCATTCACGTGCGCGCCCCGCATTCATGCGGCGCGCGTTTGCACCTTTCCTAGAAGTCCTTCCGTCCGTTTCGACGCATTAACCTGACGCCGACTGCGAAAGCGGTCCGATCTTGCGATCCAGTAGCGACTGGGCCGCGGGCGCAAACGCGTGTGGCCGAGAGGCGGGGGAAGCCAACCACCGGAGTAGATCGATGACGACCACGCGCAAAGCGGCACGACATGACCAAACCGCCAGGGCGGCCCCGAAAACAGCACGACTCCCGAGGCAAGCGACTGCCCTTGACATGAGCGCCTTCCGCTACCCGGATCGCCGCCAACCGGAAATCGTGGATGCCCAGCCTGCCGGCGCTCAAGCGGGACGTGCACACCTGTTCGCGCCGGCTGACCGCGAAATGGAGCAGCGGGCGCTTCAGAGTTTTCTCGCCCGCCGGGAGGCAGAGGCGGAAGCTGCAAGAGAGCAACAGGCGCGTGCGGCCGAGGAGGCTGAAAATCAGCGCATCAAAAAGCACCAGGATGAGTTCAACGCCGCCCCCTGGTACCAGAAGGCGGCGGTTGCCGCGCAAGACATCATGGGCATTACCACCGATTCCGCCACGTTCGGTGCGATGAAATATCCGGTTGCCGCGCTGGAGGCGGCGACCTCGGACGAAACCTACGACCAGCGACTGAAGGCCTATGACGACAATCTGCAAGCCGCTCGTGATCGTGCAGGATTCGCCGGAACGGCGGCTCAAGTCATCGGCGGAATCGCGACCGGGGCCGCGCTGGAAAAGTCTGGCTTGGCACTGGCGAGCAACCCCGTGGCCAAGAACATGGCGGGCCTGAAAGGCTACCTTGTTCGTGGCGGCAGGGGGGCTATCGATGGCGCGGTGCAGGGGGGTGCTGAAGCGGTATTTCGTGGAGAACCAATTGGCCGCGGAATTCTGACGGGGGCTGCTTCTGGTCTCGGTGGCAGCGTGACCAACGAACTCTTCTTTCCGGCAGCTAATCCGGTGGCTCGGCCCAACCATGATCCGCTTGATTTCATCGACCTGGCCAACGGCCTCGGCGGCGCCGGGGTCGGCGAAGCGGCGGGGCGGACCTACGATTCTGTGAACGATTATCTTGCCGACCGTCCGCGCAAGGCCAGTGCATACCCCAATCCGGGCTGGCAAAACCGCGAAAGATATTAGAGCATGCCGGCCTTCGCCCGCGAAGGGGGCAACGACCTCCGGTGCGTGAGCGAGAAGGCATTGCTCACCCGAAAGGCCAGGGCCACCGAAAAGGGAGTGACGCATGAGAGGCGTGATCTGCAGACTGGTCCTTTGTCTGGCGCTTGGCGTGGTTTGGGCACCCGTGGCACGATCGGCTGACGCAATTGAAGGCAAGACCGCTGCGGACGCCGGTGCGTCCGTGGCGCAGGACAGTATCGAGGCTTTCCTGAGGGCCAATCCGGATTGCCTGGAATTTACCGATCAATGCTCGCACTGCGCGGTCGTCAACGGTGTTGCCGAATGCTCGACGGCCGAGATCGCCTGCATCAGCCAAGAGAACCGATGCACCAGGCGGGCGGGCAAGTAGAGCGGCGCTAAAGCCCGGACTGCAGACAAGGGGCGCCGACTACGCCCGTTGCCATGCTCTTCGCGCAAACTTCAATACGGCGTGCACCGCCAAGCCGATCGGCACGGCGATGAGGAGAACGAGCGCCAACTGGACCAGAAACGATTGCTCCGGGAAGCTGTGTTCGACAAACCGTATGACTAGAAAGCCGATTGCCAAGTCGACCACCATTCGACGAGCTCAAGCTTCTTGGATTTTTCGGACACTGGGATTTCCTGTTGACGACGGATCGAGCGTGGACCTGACATGCAGAAGGTGACTACACGGTCCGCGCCGGGCGCGCAGTGACCGAACTCTGTTATTTGCGTCGCCAGTTTCTCCAACCGAAGACGAGGGCCGCATCGAGCGCAATGCCGACTGGCAAGATCACGGCGAGGCTGGCAGCCGCCCGGACCAAGAACGTCGATTCCGGCAGAGCGTGGTCGATGATCTTTGAAACCAACAGGACGAGGGCAACGCCGATCGCGACGCGGAAGAATTCAAATTTCTTGGATTTTTCGGGCATTGGATGACCTGAGGCTTCACGGTTCGATAAGCGGCAATTGCCCGTCGAAGGCGATTTGGTCCAGCGCGCCGCTAAAACCCTCTGGTGGCGGCAAGGTAAGCGATCAGGCACAGGACCCAGAATAGCGCGGCAAGAAATGTGCTCATACCGGAGCTGAGCAGGTAGCCGTCGTTTTCCTGGTGCTTCAGGCCCTGCCAATTGAAGCCCGTGCCTGCGGCATAGAGGTCTTCGACCTTTATCCTGCCGAAGCTGAGGAGCGGTACGAGGACGCGTGCCACACGATGCAGCAGAAAGCCGACGACGATGATATCGAGAATGTCGAGGACGATCCCAGCGATGGCGTCCAGGGCAACTCCGATTTTCTTTATGCTCCAAATCCCCTAACGGTAAAGCCAATGGCGGCGAGGCACAGGGCCCAGAAGCAGACGGCCACGATCTTTGCGGCGTCTGCACTCATCAACAGACGTCAATCCGTCGCACGCTTCAGGCCGAACCAACTAAATCCGGACTGATTGTCGTAGAAATCTTCGACCACAAGCCGGCCGAAACTGAAAAGGCGAACAATGAGGCGGGTGGTTCCATAAAGGAAAAACTCGGCAACCAGCCAACCGATGTTGTCCACCGTCAGCCAGAAGGCGCCATCGAGCGCGAGCATTTCGAACCATCGCTTCTTGCTTTGCTTTTCCATCGCGAGACCCTTCCGGAGAGATCTTTGAAGCCGCGTTACGCTGCCCGGTAAAGTGGCATTTAACTCGTATGCTCGCACGTTCGTAACTCGGAACAAAAGCAGAATCAATCCCGTTCACATTCGGCACGCTCCGCGAGGAGTAGCCAATGCAGACTGGCCGCGTCGCACGCGGGAGCGCACGCAATTCCTGGGCTGTAACGAACATTTCGAAAGGACAATGCCATGGAAGATTTCATTTTTCCGCGCCGTGCGAAACCCGGCTCCGGAGCTGTTGACAAGCGCAGTCTGCCAAGCCGCGGTGCGGGATATCTAAGCCCCGAGGATGCGAGGGCCTATGCCGACGACCTTTTGCGCAGCGCTCTTGAGGCCCGTCGGCATACACGGCAGAAGGGCTGCGGAAATCTCTGGGTAAGCTGTCTGAGCGTGGTGACGGTACCTACAGCGCCAGGCCACGGAAGGGCCTCAGTGGCATGCAGGGAAATCTTGAGGGCGTAAAGACCGAACTTAACACCCTGCAGTCCAAGGTCTCGAATGACGACGGGATGGCGACTCTGAAGGATATCGTTTCGTCGATCCAATCGATGCAGGAGCTGCTGGCCGAGCAGGAACACCAGGGCTTCTACGAGGATCCCTACAGGAACGAGCCGCAGCTTCGAAACGAGGACGACGCCCCCTGGAACAACCCGAAGCGGCAGCCCATTTCACTGAGGACAGCGCTCGACAAATGGAAGGAGTGAGCGGTCGTTCTGGCTATTTGAGGCTTTCGAGTGCGATGTAGAGTGTGCCGAGTTTCAGGCGGCCGGCGTCTGTCTTGTAGTAGAGCACTTCGGCGTGAGGGCGGATGCTTGCGACGGAGGTCTCGTAAGATCCGTCCGCGAAGAAGCAGCAGGGATTGTCGCCATCCCAGGACGACGCAACACGCAGGCGGTAGCTGCCGTAGCCCATGAAGAAGCGTAAGCCGATCTCATAATCGCCGACCGTGAGGGTGCAGACGCTTTCATCGCCGCACCAGTTCGTCGCGTGATCGAAGGTCTTGTCGTCCTTGAGCAGAAAGGCCTTGACGAGGTAGTGCGGCTCGCCCGATTGGCCGCTCGCCGAGGTGGGGGAGGTCACGGCGGCCAGAAGCAGGGCTGACAATCCCAGGCTCGATAATCTTCTCATGGGTTCCTCGTTCGATAGACGCGCGCGTCTGTGACTGGTGCCGGCCATCCGCTCCGCTCAGGCCGGGCAATCCGGACCAAGGCCTTTGATGCTGAAATGGCTGGGCAAGCATGTTCGTCTGATAATTGCGAATGTGACCCAGGGTGGCAGATTGCTCTGGTTCGCACAGCGGTAGCGCGGAACAAAAGCAGAATCAAGGCAGCGTTCGACGCAAAATTTCGATCGAAAGCGATCGCTCTCCAACTGAGGTCCACAGCATGAAACCAGAGGAACGGGCAGCGGCTGCGCGCGCCATTCTCGACGTGCCTTGTTTCGACGACATCATGAACGAGCTGGAATGGGCGGCGATCAATGGCTGCATCCATGCCGGCCTTACCGACGATGCCGGCCGGGCGGCCTATGCCGCCGAGGCCCGCGCCATCCGAAACTTCCGGGCCAAGCTCAAGTTCCTGACGGAACAAGCCAAGGCCGACGGCAAAGGCGCACCCGCCTGACGGGCAAGCGCTTTTACTGGGCATTCCTAGGCGGAAGCAACCGCGTGCGAATGTCCTTTTTACTCAAGAAGGTCACGCCATGACGAACGATAGTGCCAACCTGCCTTTTGGCGGGAGCAAAACCGTTGATCCCGCAACCGGGCTTGACGATGCCGACCTCGATTTCTGGGAGCCCGAAGACGACGAGGCCAACCTGGAGCAGGGAGAGCTGAACGAGTACGGAGCGGACGACATTCGCGGCGAAGGCCACGACGACCCGCAATATTCCGACGACGAGCCGAGCGAGCCTGACGAGGACGCGGCGGCCAACGACGACGCGGATTTTCTGGTCGTGCTCAAGGGCGGCGAGGAGGTGCCGTTTTCCGAGCTGAAGCTCGGTTACATGCGGGACCGCGACTATCGCCACAAGACGCAGGACATCGCCAATCGCGGGCGGGCGCTCGAAGGCATGGCAAGCCGGGTGGCGCAATCGGCCAATGCCTTTGCCAATCTCATTGCCAGCCAGATCCCGCCCGAGCCGCCGGAACATATGGCCGCCCTCGACCCGGACGGCTATCGCCGGCAATGGGCGCTGCACCAGGCGGGGCTCGACAGGATCGACGAGATCCTCTCGATTGCCGAGGCGCCGGCGACGGTGGTGGAGGCGCTGGCGGATGCGGCGAGCGACGAACAGCTCGAGGCGGAAAACGCCAAGCTGATCGAAGCCTTTCCCGAGATCGCCGATGGCGAGGGGCGGCTTTCCTTCTTCGCCGGCGCCTTCGACGTGGCCGAAGCGCTCGGCTTTTCGCAAGCTGAGGTGCGCGAGGTCACCGACCATCGCCTGTTCAAGCTCGCCCACTATGCCCGGCTCGGCCTTGCGGCCGAACAGGCCAAGAAACGGGCGATGAGCAAGCTGCAGAGGGCGGCAGCGCCAGTGGCGCGGCCAAGGCCGGCGGGCAAGGCCGGGCAGGCACCGGGGCGGAGCCGGGAAGCGATGAAGCGGCTCACAAAAAGCGGCTCGATCCGCGACGCGATGGGCGTCGACTTCGACTGATCCCCGTTAGGTCCTGCTGGAGATCCGTCACAAACAGAGTCCGGAAGCCGTTCCATCTCTTTGTTTTTGCTGATTTCTGGCGATCGCCTTCTGCCAAAAATCTCCTGTCAAAATCGATCTGGCAGTGCGCGCGTCCTTTCCGGCGCGGGCGGTGCCGACCTATCTCAATCAATCAAGGACACTAGCATGGCTGTCGTAGCAAACACCTTCACGACCTCGCAGGCCGTGGGCAACCGCGAGGAGCTCTCGGACGTCGTTTCCCGCATCACGCCCGAGGATACGCCGATCTATTCGCTGATCGAAAAGGGCAAGTGCACCACGCACCACCCGGAATGGGAGACGGACGAACTGGCCGCTCCCGGCGAAAACATCCGCCAGGAAGGCGACGAATACACCTTCGGCGCCATCATCGCACCGACGAGGCTTGGTAACTACACCCAGATCCTGCGCAAGGACTGGATCATCTCCGCCACCCAGGAGGTGGTGGCCGAAGCCGGCAACGTGCAGAAGCGCAAGTACCAGAAGCTGAAGAAGGGCGTGGAGATCCGCAAGGACCTCGAATATGCGATCGCCGACACCAATGCTTCGGTCGCGGGCGCCACGCGCGAATTCGGCTCGCTGCCGACCTGGCTGACGACCAACGTTTCGCGCGGGGCCGGCGGCGCCAATGGCGGCTACAACCCGACGACCGGTCTGACGGTGGCCCCGACCGACGGCACCCAGCGCCCCTTCACCAAGGCCATCCTCGACCAGGTGATGCAGACGGGCTACCAGAACGGCGCCAATTTCCGCCATGTCTCGGTCTCTCCCTACGTGAAATCGGTCTTCGTCACCTTCATGTCCGACGCCAACGTGGCG